TAATTGCACCTGTTGAACGTGTTATTGTCAAAGGCGTATCAATTAAAGCACCTGCGTCTGAATAACGTCTTATAAAAAAGTTTGCACCCGCATTTGAACCTGATTCTGTGCCTGAAACTTCTAAGTTAATTCTTGCACTATTATCTGAACGAAATGAAATACTTTTTGCAACAGAAACGTTTGCGTCTAAGTTAGCAATCAAAGCACTTGCACCGCCGTCAATATGAAGTTTTGTTGTTGGATTTGCAATACCAATACCAAATTCACCTGTTTGTAAAACTGAAACCAATTCGCTTGTATTTGCTTCACTATAAATACGAAATCTATGGTCAGACTGAACATTACCAATTGACCATTTGTTTGAACCTGCACTTGCAAAACCTAAAAATGCGTTATTAGTTGAAGTTCCGTTAATTCTTCCAATAATACCTGAACCGAATACGTCCAAAGCAGTTGTTGGCGAATTAGTATTAATTCCTAATCTGTTATTAGTATCGTCAAAAAATAAATTTGCATTGTCTTGACTTAATGCACCTGAAGCACCAATAAAAGGTACTGAACCTTGCGTTAATGCAGTAGTAATTGTAAGCGTCGCTACTGATCCAACTAATGATATAGTTCCATCAAAACCATTCGCATCACTAAATACCAATGAAGTTACAATGTTCGGTGAAAGTTCTGCATACGCATTTAAACTTGTATCCCAACGATATAAAATATTTGTATCAGTTGCTATATAAATTGTATCAGCAACGCCTACTAAAGGGAAAGATGCAAGGCTTGGATATTCTTCAACTGTTCCCGTAAATAAAGACGCCATTTGTGAAAGCGTAATCTTTTTACTTATCCCTGTCGTAGGATCACCTATGATTGTTAAATCAGAAAGCGCGGGCGTTAATTCCGTTGCTAATTGGTTTATTTTTTTTGATTCCATTAATAATTATAATTTGAAGGTACTTGACACCTATTGTTAATAAAAGGAACGCTTAGAGTAGCATCTAATTTTACACCTGCTAATAAATCAGGATCTTCTTCAGTATAAAATGTAACAGGTAAATTTTGACTTAATGTCCAAGTTACAATAGAATAATCTTCAGGGTATCTTAATTGAGCAACTATATCACCTGCCACTTGTGTCATATCTGATAAAACTTCTGTTTCATTAGTTTCTTCCATTAGCATACGATCCATAAAATAAAGACTAAAAGAATAAGCTATTTCTTTAGCGCCAACATTTGCACCGGTTAAAGTGAAAAACATTGCAGGATAAGTAACCTCACCATTGCTTAATCTTTCCCAAACATCCCCGAAATAAACATAATTAATTTGCTCGTGGGCGTTGCCTATCGTTGTTAGTTCTTTGACTATTTGGTTTAATGTCATTCTTTTTTGCTTTTTCCAAATAAACTTTTAGTTTAGTTTGGTTTTTAATTGTTACTTGTTTACTCATATTTAGCAGCAACCGATATTACCTTGATACCTTTCTTCAAATGTTTTTTTGTTTTTGCCTTCATAGTCATCATTACAACAGGCATCACCTAACCACATTGAAACAGTGTACCCTTCATTATCCGGCTTGATTGAATCAATGCCTGAACCGAAGTTTAAATAATTAGGATATAAAGCATTATTTTGTTTTAGATACTTGATAAGTCTTTGCTTATAAAATTCTGCTCTTGATCTGTATCTATTTGCAACGTCAATCATATCCTGCATAGACGGATTTTCTTGATTCTCACCAGATTTTCTAATCAAACCTTTATTATAGAATTGATAAGATAATCCTTGTGGTAATTCTGACATTACAAAATAGATCAAACAATCTACGATATAATCATCTAATAAAGTAGTTTGTAATTGAGTATAAGTTGCAGTATCAACCGCAGTCTGTAATTCATTATAAAGCGCTGATCCTAAAGCAGGCAAAATATACATATCTTGCGCCGTCTTAATTTCAGGCAAAACTAATTTTTCGTCTACGTTTGCGTGCAATCCTGTTCTGTCCTTGATTGATTGAACTGATATAAATAATGTGTTCTTACTCATTCTATTTTCTTGTTACTATGTTTGAAATCCATTCGTGCCTACAACTTGGTGAATGATTGCCGTCCGGTTCTGTATACCAACCGCCACCACGATCAAATACAGAATAACCTAAGCGCGCACTAATTGTTTCTATTTCTGAACGGCTATACATTTTCCCTGCCTCTAATAAATATTTACAAAAAGGTCTGCTTGTATCTATATCTGCTTTACTAAACCCTTCTTTCCATTCATAAGAATATCTAATTAACAACTCCTTTGTTGTAGGCTTAATCTTTACTAAAAGATCACCTAAAGGCGCAGTTAAAATATGCTCTGTAATTATATTCTCATCATACCCTTCGCCGATTGAATATTCTTTCACTTCAACATATCCATTTTCGACTAAAGTTTTTATAACTTGATTAATTGTTTCTATACTTTGATCAAGTGAAACGGCTAAAACTTCAGGCGTTATTCTTTTATCTTTAGACATCAAATCAAGTACATTGGCTTGTAATTGGTTTACCTCTGCAAACATTTGATGCTCTGTATCGTCATTAAAGCGCTTTCTTTGCTTCCAAACATTAAAACCATCCTTAGCCTCACCAAATTCAAAAAACACGCTAAAATCGTCTTTAAATTGAGCAGATTGAACCACAGGAACGGAATCTTCAACAGGCTCATATTTAGACATATCAATTCCCGCCTTTTCAAGTAACCATTCTTTTGGCGCAATTTCCTTTAATAAATTTTCAGTAAACTCAAACCCGATAGGTTCTGTTGGAATGATACTTAATTCAGGTTCTGCAATTCCTCTATATTTAGCTAACATATTGAATACACTTTCAAGGTGCATCTGCTTGCTATTTACATAGGTATTTTTAAATATTTCATAACCATCACGCATTTCGGAACGGCTGCCTAATTTTCCCGCCTCTGCAATACCGAAGATTGACGGCGTAGTAATTTGATGACCACTAAATATATTAGTTTGAATCAAAGAATCCACGCGACCAAAATCTTCTTTTGTAATATCTGAAGTTCCTAAATCGTCAACTATTGGTTTTCTCGCGCTATCATTTACGAAAGCTAAAATAAACTTTTTTCCATCTGATCCGCTAAATCTATTTGTGAAACGCTTTTCAATATTACGCTTTTCTTCATCTGAAGGTTCGCCATTCGGCAAAGTAATTAATTTACTTGCACTGAATCCTGTTTGAGCATTACCTAAAACGTGCTTAGAAACCTCAATATCTGATTCAATATAATTAAGCGCACCAAAGTAACCCGGCAATGAATAATAACCCATATTTGGGCGGTATTCTTTTACATAAAGTATCTGCTTGCCAACAGGATTAGAAGGATTAAAAGCGCCGTAAACCATAGGCTTTTCGTTTCTATCACTCCATTCTTCTTTATACCAAAATTGTGTATTGTCTTTATTAGTACGAACTTTTGTATAATCACAATGCCAAATTTCAGCTAATTGCTTAGTAACTGACCAAATGATTTCTAAATAATAGCCGCCAAATAATTCAGCATCTAAAGATACTTTGCGTGTTAGATCTTCAAGGCTTTCCATTCTATTAACCTTTTTTATAAAGGTTTCTGCTTCAGGGCTGCCTTTCCATCCGTTTGCGCTAATATAATGCACCTTGCTTTTTATAATAGCGTTATGCTTTGCTGACTTATTGAAAAGGTCAACTAAATAATTAGGATAATCGTTGCGGTCGCCATACTGAATATATCCTTCACCCTTCTTTTCTTTAAATTCAGGCTGCTTAGCTTCCGCAAATGTTAATACTCTTAAATCCATTATTGTCTTATTTTATAAGTGTCTGTTGTTGTATATTCAGTAAACTCAAAAGGCGTACCGACTAATTCCATTATTCCTGATTCGATCATATTTAATCCCGCAGGATTTGTATTCGTAGTGCTTGCTTGTTCGTAAACTTCATAATCATATTGACCATTTAAAGAACTACCAAAATTAGTATTTGTAACAATGCTAAATTCATTATATCTATCTTTATATAAACTTATATCAGTAGCATTTAATTTAACAAACTTAACCTCTGTATTTGCGCTTCTATTAGTGAATACAAATAAGTAGTTAGGATTAGTCAATAATTGCTTTTCTGTTAAGGTTAAAATAATATTTTGGGTTTGCCCCTTTGTTAGCCTGATCATATAACTATATAGCTAAAATAGTAATTTGTTGCATATAGGGAATAAATAGTCCAAATTTATGCGTTTTATAACACATTATCGTACAAAAAAATGTAATGCTTTACCTTTACTTTATTACATTAAAAGTAAAATTATACCTTTACTATGTTACTTTAATATATAAAAATATAACATAAAAAAACCGCCGAACCAATTAAGGAACGGCGGCAAACCTATAAACCTATGAAAAACAAAGTTGTTAAGAACCCGGTGTTTCTAAAGCTAAGGCAATAACTGAAGTTACGCTTGGTGCTAATGCAGGCTCTGAACCTGTAAAAGTTAAAGTGAAACCACTTCTATCTCCTTGCGCAGTACCTGTTGAAGCTGCATTTGCAGTCAAATCAATACCACGTGTTTTTCCTAAATACCAATATAGACCATTGCTATCTTTTACAACAGCAACTAAGCTATTTTGTGCTAACAAAAGTAATTCATTTCTTGTGTTAGTTTGTAGTTTGTTTAAAACTATCTGTAATTCCTGACCATAGAACACCGTTCCGTTTGCTACGGATGCAGTCATTGTTTGGTTAAACATTGAAGTATCTTTCACTAAAGCATATTTCCAAAAACGTTTTCCCGCAGCCTTAGTCAAAGCAGTAATTACACCACTTGCTTCAGTTGTAGAAGTTACGTTTGCAGCTTCAGTAAAATAAACCTCAACGATTCCACCTAAACTATCACGGCAGTCTAAAGTGTATCCTTGTGTTAATGCGCACGCCATTGTTAATTAATTTAATATTTTTTTAAAAAAGGGGTGTATATTTCAACACCCCGTATAATTATGCTAAGATAAACTTAACGATCTCATCAGGGAACGCTACGTTTACACCCATTTTGAACTCAGATACAAAACGAACTTGATCAGCTTCTTTTGCATAGAAAATTTCAAACTTTTCTTCTTCGTTCAATAAATCTGTTCCTAAGAACATATTGCTTAAACGCATTGCATAAACTTTATTTGTTCCGTTTAAACCTTGTAAAGCTACAACTTTAATAGAAGTACCCGGCAAGATAAATTCGCTATCAGCTTTCACATCAATTGAATAATGGAATTGGTTAGCGTTCTTTAATGCAATTGTATAAGTTCTGAAAACATCTTGACCACAAAAGATAGTCATATCATCAGCAGCAACTACTTGCGCAGGGATTGCAGAATATACACCATCAAAAATGCTGATTACGTTTGCAGCAGTAATTGTACTCAAAGGCGCACCACTAATATAAGTAGAAGCGTTTGCAGCTACAACACCTGAAGCAGCACCGATCAATTTAACTAAACCATCAAACTTGTTCAAGTTTACATTTACACTTGAAGTATCACCCTGCCATAAAGCAGTTTCTAATTGAGCAGCAATTGTCTTCGCTTT